ATCTCCCGCTTTAACTCTTGATCCTGCGCCAGCAGATGCAAGTAACAAATGTGCATATACAGATGTGAACCCATCTCCGTGGTCCATCATCAAGAAGTTTCCAGAATTGTCGTTCTTAGAATTTACTATAATTAAACCATCAGCAGTAGCAACAACAGGCGCACCTTGATATATCGCTAAGTCAATACCTTGGTGTCTGTAACTCTTTTTGTATTTTGGAGGACTTCTTTGTTCGTCATGTTCACTCGTTACAGTATATGCAGACCTTAATGGAACTCTCCAATTAATTTTAGTTTTAGATGCCGCAGTTGGTGCAGGTCCGCCACCAGCATTTCCGCCACCACCTGTTGGTGGTGCCGCAGTTGGAGCCGCACCACCGAATTCGGGACCAACTCCATCTGGCATCGGTTGTGGTCCAGAACTTGGCGGTTTCTTTTTACCGCCAGCACTAGGTCCATCTCCAAATATATCATAGATAGCAGAACCAACTTCATATGCAAGTAATGCCAAACCAACGGGTCCCATGATAATTCTAAGCGCACCACGCAAAACAAAGCCTGCGGCTTTAGCAAGAAACTTAGCAATAGGTTTTGCAAACGCCATTAAACCTGCGCCAGCGGCAACACCAGTCATTAATGCGCCACCAGCAGAACCCAAAAGACTTGATAATATGTTACCTAATAATCCACCGCCTTTATTAGGATCATTTGCGGCTTCACCACCACCTCTAATGTTTTTGATTGCATTTAACAATGCTTCATCACGTATACCTTGCTCACGTTCTTTTTCTTCTTCAAAACGTGACTTTGCGGCTTCCATATCTAGCTGGCCTTTGACCATCTTGTTTTGAAGTTGAGTGTTCGCATTTATCATGCGTAACTGTCTCACCATCTCAAGATTAACTACATTTGGTGATGATGCACCAGAAGCAGAAGCCGCTGGTGATGCACCACTTCCTGATTGAGCCGCAATTGAACTTGCACGACTTGAAAGAGATTTTCCAAATGCATAGGCACCAGTAATCCCAGGCATCTCAGACATTGCGGCGCCTTTTGCGGCACCAACTAATCCTTTAGCTGTACCTGTAACTGTTTCTTTAGCCATCTGCCCTAAGGCTGATGCATAATTTCCTACTGTTGCCATATGTTAATTATCCACGGTCGATTACTGAATCTGGATCATCTGCGGCAAACTTGGCTGCCTTTGCGCCCATTGGTCTTGATGATGCACCCATGCCCATTGAAGGCGATGACATTCCCATTGCTGGCGATGGACTTCCGTAGTTTGACATACCGCCATAGCTTGGACTTGGTGCGCCAAAGCCGCCAGACATTGACGATCCCATTGACGAAGGTGCGCCATATGTTGTTGTGACGCTTTGTCCCACGGGTTGCAGACCACCATTGTTTGCTCCATTTAGTTTTTCTTGTGTGCGACCATAAGCGGCTACACCAATAATAGCACCCATTGCTAAGTGAAATAAACCTGCACCCTGAAGAGTGATTGGCTGCCAAGGCGTGATTGGCTGTTTAAGTGATGCTTGCAATATAGACCACAATACAGGAAAAAGAATAAAGTCAGTCACACATGTCACCATGTAAATCCAACCCATCATTGGACGCCATTTTGCATTCATCCAATCTTCTTTTTTCTTTTCGCTTGCACTCATCTTTTCATATTCTTCGGACGTTGCCATTATTATCTCCCTTTTCTTGCGTTATTTTGTTGTTGTATCTTGTCATTTTCTTCTTCAATATGCTGAGCCAATAACATTACATACAAATCACGTTCAAAAGGGATCATGTTTTCCAGCGAATCGATATCGTATTTATGATGTTGCATTAGGGCAAAATTAGTCTTGTAATAATTCGCAAGACTATCATTACCCATTAGAATGCGAAAAAACTTTGCATACCCTCCAAAGTAACTTCATCTTCACATCCGCAACCAGCACATTTCCATGCGATTTTATTCTTCACTTTAGGCATTGTCTCAAAGAACTTTGTTACTTTGATAAACTGATCTTGCGACAATCCTTCTAAGAATTCAATCAATTCTTCTTTACTAGAATCTTCTTTTTTGTAAACATTGTCATTATCAAAAATGTAGTCAATAGCAGAGATGATGCTTTCAATAGCGCCATCAACTTGATTGTTTACTGTAGTTGTATCAATATCGTCTAATGCATTTACAGTAGGATACTTCAATTTAATACCCACACCAGTCTCTTCATCTAAAATGATTTTGTCTGTGTGTTCAATTGCCTTTTCGACTTCAATTTCAAGCAGGTTTACTTGTTTTGTTGTAATGTGTTCACATTGCTCACCTTTTGAATTAAATCCTGTTGGGTGACGCATTCTCAAGTCTACTGTTTCACCAATAGATTTTGCTCTCAATCGAATAAAGAAATATTCAATATCAAACGTTGGTAGTTTATCTACGTCAATGTCATCGATAACGCAGTTGTTGATGATTTGCTTGACTGCCATGAGAGTAGATTTGTTACTCTCTGATTCTGCGGCAAGCAAAAGAATCTTTTGTTCCTTCACTAAGAAGGGACGATATTTTACAGACTGTCCAGTTGATGGTAAAGTCAATTCAAAAATAGGATTGTTTATTTTAGGTAAAGCCATGATTTCTCCAAGTCGTTAAGTTAATGATTTAAAAATTAGTCAGCCGAAGCCGGTATGCTGACTGTATGATATCTATATGCAAGTGTTACGCCAAATCGTTGATACGAGTTTACTTCTTCCCATGTTGCATTCATTGGCGTTAGTGCAATTGGATAAATATCATAAAGTTCATATAACAGCAATCCTTTTCCTTTTGCATTCAATTGAGTTACAGTTAAGCTGATTCCTTTTGCGTAGTTGTTATAAAAACCAACAAGTCCAGGTTCGTAAGTTACTGTGTCTGTTTCATATCCAGCAGGATTTACAATTTGATCTATCCAATTTTCAAAGAATATTCTTTCTTTCATATCCTCAGAACAAATGATAGATAATTGAATGTCGCTATATGTTACATCATATGGAAGTTTCAATGCAGTTCCGCCGCCACCACCATCGTCTGATGTTGCTAATGTTCGACCAGGAAGTTCAGCTTTCTCACATCTAAATTTAAATGTCGAATCAATATCAGCACCAAGTTTATCTTTATATCCAGCTAACTCCGCTATAAAATAATTTGGGCGTGCGAGATTGCCAACTTGCGTTCTAAATTTGGATATGCTGAAAAGTTGACTGTCTTTTTTACCATCAATATATACTGTATCTTCTTCTGCCATTTTATGTTCTTCCTATTTTCTTTCTTGATTCTTCCCAAACAGTTCGTGTGTCTGCTTTTCTGAATGATTCTGTCGGTAAAAACAAAGCAATATCCCACTCATTCACGTGTATCTCTAAAAACTGAGAGCGAACATGTGAGCGTAAATACTTCTTTAATGTTGGCTTGAAATATCTGTACTTAGCCGCACTTTGTAGAATGCTGTATGATATTCTCATTCTTGTCGTATCATCATACTTTTTATTTGTCAACGTGCCATACAATGCATCCATCAATTTTGCTCTTAACGGTGGCGGCAAATAGTGAAAGTTGATCCCCATGAATCCATCGTTTTCAAATTTAACAGGAAAGATTAATGGAAACGTGTCGTAGTACGGCAATTCTTTTTTCATTTTTGGGTCATATGCAAATGCGTACATATAACCATACTCCATCTCTGAAGTTTTACGTGTTTCATCCATACGTCTACCGAAAGATTCTGATGAAATGCGTCTAGTCAGCAGATTTTCAGCCGCAGACCTATACCACTCTCTTGCCATTTGTGTTCTAGCAGGAATGATTCCGTTTCGTGCGCCTTGCGCTAAGATGTTATCGAATATAGCCATACTTCTATTTATCTCAAATCTTTATCAGTAATGATTTTAAATTCCCAATTTCTATCTTCTGAGTACTTTGTTGCCGCTTTCCACTTTGCTTGATTGACACCCCATGTCATAACTTCATTAATGAAGCGTCTTGTTGGCTTACCTTTAGGTGTGTCTTTGCGTTTTGGTGGTTGTGTTTGTATTTCAGGCTTAATCTCAATCAAAGATGCTTTTATGTTTCCGTGTCTGTCTTTATACTTGATCCAAAAGTCAACGAAGTAACGATGATAACGATTGTCAACTGGAGAAATATACGGAACAACAACTTCTTCAGATGACCACTCAAGTATTGCAGGATTATCATCACAATACACCATGAATCTACGTTCTAGTAGACTACGATATACAATATTTGTTGGGTCACCTTTGTATTTTTGATGATTTTTAGGCTTAAATTTACCTTTGTATGACATAAATAGATTACACTTATATAAGAGGGCACAATGGCAACAGAAATCGAATTCGATATCAAACGAGAAATCGGTAGCGAAGTACCACCTTTCGGATTAGTACAAGGTGAGTGGTCGTATCCAGTTTCTGGAGACTTAATCTACGGCACCGATTTTGCACACTCCGATTTCGTTATTCCTGTAATTAGATTTAGTTTCTATGATGCGACAGGAAAAGCAAGTACGAATGCACCAACTATTTATGCTAAGATGGGTGGACAGTTTCAGAGCAGTCTATCAAACCCATTTCAAGCGGCACAGAACATTTATGGAAATCCTGGTGATGCAGGTGCTGGCGCTCTTGATGTTGTTAAGAGATATGGTGAAGGCTTTTATACAGCACTACAAAAACAAGTATTGGGTGGCATTGCTGGTGTGACTGGAGCATTTGCAAGTGCTGGACAATCAGGAAAGTCAAACGTTGAATTCTTGCAACGAAAGATGTTTAATAACTTTCAACAGTTGATTTACTCGGGTCCAAACTTCAGAACATTTAACTTGCCTTTTCCAATGAAAGCGACAAGTTATGAAGAAGCCAAGGCGATTAGAAATATCATATCGACATTTAGAATTGCATCATCACCACAAGTTGGATCAGAACTAGATTCTGGTCAAGGAATAGATGAATCGGTCGATGAAGGCACATTGTCTGGTAGTGGTACCGACTTGTCGCAACAAAGCGAACAAACTACACAATCAACGGCACCAATCACAGCTACCGAATATGATGCTTTAGTTAATGCAAGTTTTTCAACAA